CTCACTTCAAGGTGGAACCAAGGTTGTGATCCTTGATGAGGCAGATTACCTGAACCCACAGTCAACACAACCTGCTCTCCGTGCATTTATCGAAGAGTTTTCCAACAACTGTCGGTTCATCCTTACTTGTAACTTTAAAAACAGAATCATTGAACCACTTCATTCTCGGTGTGGTGTATATGAATTTGGTTTTACTTCCAAAGACCAAGCCACTGAATGCGCAGCGCAGTTTATGAAACATGTTGGGACTATTCTAGATACAGAAAATGTCACCTATGATAAGGCTCCGCTTGCTAATTTGATTATGAAACATATGCCTGATTGGCGGAGGGTATTAAATGAATTACAAAGGTATGGCATTGCTACTGGCCACATTGATGTCAATATACTTAGCAATTTGGCAGATTCAAACTATGACGACCTCTTTGATCATCTGAAAAATAAAGATTTTAAAAAGATGCGTAAATGGGTTGCTGATAATATAGATATAGATGCAAGTGCTATTTTTAGATCAATGTATGATAGAATGACTGATAAGGTTTCCCCTCAGTCCATTCCACAATTGGTACTAATTCTTGCAGATTATCAGTATAAAAATGCATTTGTAGCCGATCACGAGCTAAATGTAGTTGCCTGTTTAACGGAGGTCATGGCCAATGTCGAATTCAATTAGATTATATACTCAGAATGATTGCCCTTATTGTGTCATTATGAAAAAGAAACTTGACCAGTGGGGTATGAGTTATGAAACAATAAACATTAGTGAAAACTTGGATGGTAGAAACTTTTTAAAAGAAAATAACCATCGTACTGTACCACAATTATATTATGGCACTATTCATCTTAATAAAGTTGATACTGCAGAATTTACAAAACAAATTATGTTTTCTGAAATGATGTTAAAATATGATGAAAATGATTCTGGCGTGGAAATGTTCTAATGAAAAGGGCATGGACTTTATGGGCAAGACATCTAGGCCAAAAGGTCGGTGATACAGATACCGATGCCAATATAGTTGCTGTTATCAGAACTTTTTGGTGGTTACTGCATGTCATTGCCTGTTTTATGATTATAATACACAATGGTGCCAAACTTGGATGGTGGTTATGAATCCCTTTGAATATTTAAATGCAATTAATAGTACAAAAAAAGACATAATGGTTGATGATATAGCCGAAAAGGGTTATAATTCCTTTATGATTAATCGTGGCCTATCATATTTTAATGACACAGTCCTTATGGCTAACGAGATGAATATCAATCACACCATTGATAACCGTTTACAATTTGACTTTCTTATAAATATAATTCGTAAGAAAAAGCGGTTCTCAAAATGGATAAAACCTGAAACCGTAAGTGACGTGGAAGTAGTCAAGGAATATTATGGTTATAATAATGAAAAAGCCAAACAAGCCTTGTCCCTTCTCACATCTGATCAAATTGATGAATTAAAGAAGAAGGTTTACAAAGGTGGAAGAAAATAATATTGTTGAATGGACACCAGGCTCAATGCTTGAAGTCACTCTCAACGAACCAGATGATTTCCTAAAGGTTCGTGAAACGTTGACTCGTATCGGTGTCGCATCCCGTAAAGATAAAAAGTTATATCAATCTTGCCATATTTTACATAAGCAAGGTAGGTATTTTATTGTTCATTTTAAAGAGTTATTTTTACTAGATGGTAAAAAGTCTAACCTTGAAGAAAATGATCTTGCACGTAGGAATACAATAGCTCAACTTATGAGTGATTGGGGTCTTATAACAATTGATGGACCGAGTGTTGAACCTCTAGCTCCAATGAGACAAATTAAAATTATCCCGTTTAAAGAAAAAAATGAGTGGGAACTTTGCCCGAAATATAATATCGGAAGTAAATAATGTATAGAGTGACAGGATATTTTAGCAACGCAAAAGTTGTACAAACATTCTATAACGTATATGATGCTATAGAATTTAAAGACATCGTTGATGCTAATTATCCTATAAAAGTAACTTTTGAAAAAGGAGTGTATCCGATGAGAACATTAATAGTAGATTCATGGAATCATATTATGAACCATGAATTAAATCCCCTTAGACATATCCCAGATTTACAGACTCGCCACGTAGTCATGCAATTCCTTGCATGGATGTGGTGTATTATTTTTTCTATGAGTCTTGGATCAATTACCGTATTCGGTGTGAGTGCAGTTGCCCATGCTCTGTTAATTGCAGGCATTGTGATAACTGTAGGTACATTTGAAACTGCGAAACGTAAACCACAATATTTTGGTGGATTAGGTCGTGGTTATGGCGGTGAACACGAATAAAGATTATATATAATATTAGGAATGCCGAATAATCGGGTTCCATTTTAACCTTGCAAGTCATTGGAGGTACATATGACTGGATTAGTTTACCCACGCAGTGGGTTCATCGGTTTCGACCACATCTTCGATCAGTTGGAAAATATCCACAAGCATGCGAAGGATACCTATCCCCCACATAACGTAGTAAAGGATGACGAATTTAGATTCTGTCTGGAACTAGCAGTGGCCGGATTCAAAGAAGATCATATTGATATTGAAGTTAAAGACCATGTGTTAACGATCAAAGGTGATCGTCCACAACGTCGGCAACCAGATAAGTATGTTCACAAAGGTATTAGTGCAAGAAACTGGAAGAAGTCATTTAGACTGTCTGAATATACAGAAGTAATCGGAGCAGATCTGCAGGACGGAATTTTGACTGTCGAATTGGAAGTCGTCCTTCCTAAAGAGAAGCAGCCTCGTAAAATCACAATTGGTCAAAACGAGGAAAACGGAAATGACAACAATAGTACTAAACAAGGGCTTTTCAATCGTTCAAGCAATCGTTGATTCTTTTTCAGGAATCAATAAGGCAGTAATTATGGCACGTGGTGCTGAAGCTAATTACCAAATTGCCGAACAGTTACGACACGAGTATCCGGATATGAGTGTACCTGCAATTGCAGCTATGCTTAATGATCGTTTACGCAAGGAGGTTTATGGTGATTAAATTTATTAAAAAACTATTTACTCCTAAAGATCCTGTTGAACATTATCTAGCAAATGCACATGATGTGTATGATCTAGAAAATCGTTTAAAGGAACTTCGCCGTAAAGGAATCTGGGTATAATGTGGCCGTATACAGAGGAAGAGGTTGAAGCCTTAAACTAAAATAAATAGATGGGAGCGGGCAACTGCTCCCATTAACCATAGGAGGGTAATATGATGAGTGAAGAACGTATCTGTGGAAATTGTAACCACCGTTGTCATTGTTATCAGCCAAGTTGTGAGGAATCAATTGGTGTTGGTATGTCAGACAAATACCAGCCTTGTGATTGCAAAAAGTGTGATTGCAGAAATGATATCCCATCAACTTTTACAAACAGGAATTAAAAATGAATATACATCAACTCAGAGAAGAATTAAAAATTGATGAAGGAGTAAAGTATGAAATATATCTCGACCATTTGGGTTTGCCTACTTTTGGCATCGGCCATTTGGTTATCGATAGAGATCCAGAATTTGAAGCTCCAGTCGGCACTCCTGTCTCAGAAGATAGAGTCAATGAATGCTTCGACCAAGACGTTGAAATTATGCTTGGAGAGTGCAGAAAACTCTACGAAGATTTTGATGACTTGCCTGAAGAAGCACAACTAATTATTGCCAATATGATGTTCAATATGGGCCGTCCTCGCCTGTCAAAATTTAAAGGCATGAAACGTGGGGTAGATGCTCGCGATTGGAATGCTGCAGCAGATGAAATGGTAGATTCTAGATGGTATCGTCAGGTAACCAATCGTGCCGACCGTTTGGTACAAAGAATGAGAGCATTGGCATAAAAAAACACTTTACATTTCTCCGATAATGTATTATAATAGTACTATGTTGTCGGAGGTTTTATGTCATTTTATACATCAGTAGTTCGTTATTCTAACTATATGCTTTACCGTGGCTATGATAATAACGGTAAAAAAATATTCAGAAAAGATTTTTTCAAACCAACATTCTACATACCAGCCCAAAAAGATACGGGTTGGCGTGGACTGGATGGTACAGCAGTTGGACCTGTTGAATTTGAATCCATGCGCGAGGCCAAAGGATGGCTTGAGCAATATGAAGATGTAAAAGGATTTCAAGTTTATGGTTCAACTAACTATATTCACCAATACATTACGGAAAAATTTCCACGTGATATTGAATTTGATCGTGACCTAATTAATGTAACCACAATTGATATTGAAACTGCATATGAAAATGGATTTCCTAATCCAGAAGATGCAGACCAAGAAATATTGGCCATCACAATGAAAAATAATATTGATGGCATTTATCACGTTTGGGGTTATGGTGACTTTGATACAGAGGCATCTCTTATCAAACCGGTTCAATATCGTAAGTGTAAGGACGAAGTAGAACTTCTAGTAAGTTTTCTTGATTTTTATTCCAGACAAGATGTAATACCAGACGTATTAACTGGTTGGAATGTTAGGTTCTTTGATGTGCCATATCTTGTAAACCGAGTGTCTCGCATACTTGGTCTTGATATGGTAAAAAAGTTCTCTCCTTGGGGTATGATTGAACATCGTAATATAACTCGTATGAATCGTAAGGAAATCACATACGATATCAGAGGTGTTCAGATCCTAGACTATCTGGAACTATTCCAAAAATTTGGTTACACATACGGAAAACAAGAATCATATAAACTTGATCATATTGCCTATGTTGTCCTAGGGACA